TGTAGGATTTGATAAACTTTTCAATCAGTTGAATGCGTTTGAAACTAATCCTGTGACAGGTGGAAATTATCCACCGTATAATATTATTAAAACTGATGAAAATTATACAATAGAACTTGCGGTTGCTGGTTTCAATAAGGATGAGATTGAAATAATCCATGAACCAGAACATAATCGTTTAGTTGTAAAAGGATCTAACGACCGTGAAGGCGTTGATTATTTACATCAAGGAATTGCATCAAGGACTTTTAATAGGACTTGGACTGTATCTGATACTATCATAGTGAAGGATGCAGACCTTAGTGATGGAATTCTACGAATTGATTTAGAGGATGTTATTCCTGAAGAAAAGAGACCAAAAGTTATTTCAATTAGTAATGATAAGAAAAAACTTGAGGACAAATAAATCGAAAGGTAATATGAGTGGGGTAGGAGCAATCCTACCCCTTTTTCTATGAATTTTTATACTAATATACAAACACTTGGAACTAATATTTTAGTACGTTCTGTTGAGGATGAAGAACGTATTAAATATACTGATCAATATTATCCTAAACTCTACATCAAAAATAATGATCCTAATGGAAAAATAGATAAGAAAAGTATTACTGGATTGCCTTTATCAGAAATAACTCCTGGAAATATAAGAGAAACTAGAACTTTTATAGAACAGTATAAAGATGTTTCTGGATTTGATATCTATGGAGTGATTGAATGGAACCATATGTATATTGAAGATAAATTTTCTCAATGTGAGTATGATTTTGATAAGATACGTATTTGTACAATTGATATAGAAACTGAGAGTGAAAATGGATTTCCTGAAGTTGAATTAGCAAGAGAAAGGGTAACTGTTATTACCATTAAAGATAGTTTTAGTGGTAATTTTTTTGTTTTTGGATTGGGTCCGTTTGAGACAGATAGGGAAGATGTTAAATATTTACATTGTTCTTCTGAAGAAGAATTATTAGATAAATTTCTTGAAGTATATTCTGTATTAAGTCCAGATGTTATTACTGGATGGAATAGTAAATTGTTTGATATGGCATATTTAATTCGTCGAATGCAGAAGGTACTTGATGATAAAAGCTATTTACAATTATCTCCATGGAATAAAATTAAAGAAAAAATTATAACTGTGATGGGACGAGAACATTATTCTTATCATATTTCTGGTGTTTCGCAATTAGATTATCTTGATCTGTACAAAAAATTTACATATAGCAATCAAGAGAGTTATAAGTTAGGACATATTTCATGGGTTGAATTAAAAGAAGAAAAACTTTCATATGAAGAATATGATAATATTCATACTTTTTACAAAAACAATTATCAGAAATTTGTAGAGTATAATATTAAAGATGTTGATTTGGTGGACCGACTTGAAACTAAATTAAAACTTATAGAATTATGTATTACTATGGCATATGATGCTGGTGTTAATTACGAGGATGTGTTTTCACAAGTTAGGATGTGGGATGCTTTGATATATAATCATCTCAACAAAAAAGATATTGCAGTTCCTCCGAGATCACATGGAAAAAAAGATAGTGATTATGAAGGTGCGTATGTAAAAGATATTCCAGAAAAGGGTGTTAGTGGTGATTGGATTGTATCTTTTGATTTGAATTCGTTGTATCCACATTTAATTATGCAATATAACATATCTCCAGATACAATGTTAGATGATGTACATTTGCCTTATTCTGGTGATGATAAAGAAAAACAATTGATCCAAGGTATATTGGATGGCAATGTGAATCTTCCGGAACTTTCTGGTAAGACTATGGCTGCTAATGGAAAATATTTCCGTACTGATAAACAAGGATTTTTACCCGAATTAATGGAGAAAATGTATGATGAAAGAGTAGATGCAAAACGTTTGATGATGGATGCGATTAAAAAATATGAGGCAGGTGATACGTCTGTTGAAAATGATATTGCTAAATATAATAATATACAGATGGCAAAAAAGATTGCATTGAACAGTGCCTATGGTGCATTAGGAAATCAATATTTTCGTTATTTTAATATTGAACAAGCAGAGGCAATAACTTATTCTGGGCAGTTGTCTATTCGTTGGATTGAAACAAAACTTAATAAATATTTGAATGAGGTATTATCTACAGAAGATGTTGATTATGTTATTGCTAGTGATACTGATAGTGTATATATTACAATGCGTGCCATTGTTGATAAGTATATGGAATCTATAACAGAATCCGGCAAAATTGTTGATACTTTAGATAGTTTTTGTGAAGATAGGTTAATGCCTTTTATTGAAAGGTCTTATCAAGATCTTGCAGATTTGTTAAATGTTTATGAGCAAAAAATGTTTATGGCAAGAGAAGTAATTGCCGATAGAGGTATATGGACTGCTAAAAAACGATATATTTTAAATGTCCATGATAGTGAAGGAGTTAGATACAAAGAACCCAGACTAAAAATTATGGGTATTGAGGCTGTTCGTAGTTCCACTCCGTCTGCTTGTCGTGAAAAAATTAGAGAATCTTTGGAACTTATTATGACTAAAGATGAAATTGAATTGCAAAGTTATGTTGCAGATTTTAAGGAGGAGTTTTATGGGTTAAAACCAGGGGATGTATCTTTCCCCAGGACTGTTAATGGTGTGAATAAATATTATTGTCCAAAGGATGGTTGTAAAAAAGGAACTCCTTTGCATGTTAGAGGAAGTTTAGTTTATAATAAATTGTTAGATGCAAATAATTTACAGACTATGTATCCTAGAATACGTGAAGGCGAAAAAATTAAATTTACTTATTTAAAAGAACCCAATCCTACTAGAGGTAAAGTAATTGCATTTTTGAATAATATTCCTGGAGAGTTTTTATTAAACGAATATGTGGATTATGATTTACAGTTTGAAAAATCTTATTTAGATCCTTTGAAAACTGTATTGGATGTTGTGGGATGGAATTCTGAAAAACAATCAAATTTAGAATCATTTTTTAGTTGAGGTGAAACCATGAGAATTTATGAATTAGCAAAAGAATACGATAAAAAATCTACTGATTTTGTAGATATTATTAGAGGATTTGGAATTAATGTAAAAAGTCATTTGAGTACATTAGATGATGACCGAGTAACAGAAATTAGAAATAAATTGGATGCAAAACAGGCTGTGATTGATTTAGAGAATGACTTACTTGAAAGGAGTTTAGGTGTTAAAGAACCTTTAGAAGATTCTGGACGAGATGATGAAAACACTGATAACGAATTGAGTTTTGGCCAACAGGCCTTTGCAAAAGCTAAGGATTTTGAAAGTTATGATAGTGCAAAAAATGAAATTCAAGAGGTAGAAGTAGAAAAATCAACAGGATTTTTTGGTTGGTTGAAAGGTTTGTTTATATAGAGGAAGGGAAAAAATGAATGAATTTTTATCTGGATTAGTTAAAGATCTGGATGATGAGCATACGTCAATTGCGGCAGATGGTAAATCTTCTGCTGAATTTTCAGGAACAATTGATACTGGCTCATATGTTTTGAATGCGGTGTTATCGGGATCAATATATGGAGGAGTTGCTAATAATAAAATTACAGTGTTTGCTGGTGAGACTGCGACTGGTAAAACGTTTTTTGTTTTGGGTGTTATAAAACAGTTTTTAGAAACACATCCGGAAGCAGTTGTTATTTATTTTGACACTGAATCTGCTGTCACTAATGAAATGATGCAACAAAGAGGTATTGATGTTAAACGTGTTGCTAAATCTGAACCAGAATCAATACAAAAGTTTAGACATATTGCATTGAAGGGAATTGATCATTATATAGAGCAAGATGTTAGTTTTCGACCTCCGATGATGATGATTTTAGATAGTCTCGGACAATTGTCATCTACTAAAGAATTAGAAGATACTGCGGAGGGATCTGAAACTAAAGATATGACGAAGGCTGCAATACTCAAAGCAACATTCCGTGTATTGAATTTGAAACTTGCGAAGGCAGGAATTCCTATGCTTGTGTGCAATCATGTTTATGATGTTGTTGGATCTTATTATCCTATGAAAGAAATGTCTGGTGGTTCTGGATTGAAATATTCTGCGTCCACTATTGCGTTTTTAAGTAAGAAAAAGGAACGTGAAGGGACTGAAGTTGTTGGAAATGTCATAAAAGTTAAGATGCAAAAAAGTAGACTTTCTAAAGAGAATAAAGAAGTTGAATGTCTTTTAACTTATGATAAAGGTTTGGATAGATATTATGGTTTAGTTGATCTGGCATTAGATGCTGGAATATTTACTAAGTCCGGCAATAGGGTAGAAACTATAGATGGAACAAAAAATTATCCAAAAGCAGTTTATAATTCACCAGAGAAATATTTTACAGGAGAAGTTATGTCGGGTATTGAAGAATATGCGAATAAGGAATTTAAATATGGACATGTACTAGAGGAGGAAGATCAAGAAGAATCTGATAATGATTCATCTGAACTTGCAGAATCGCTTGCAATAATTGATAGTGAGGTAGAATAATTTGAGAATTGAAGAAACCATATTGAGAAATATGGTATATAATGAAGATTATACTCGTAAAGTACTTCCTTTTTTAAAGGAATCATATTTCCAGGATACATTAGAACGTATATTATTTGAACATGTAAAGGATCATTTAGAAAAATATAATAAGAATCCTACTGTAGAATCTTTATCAATTGGTATTTCTGATAGAACTGATTTATCAGAAGAATTGTTAGAGAATGTGTATAAAATTTTAGGTAAGATTAAATCAGATAAAGATTTAGAAACTAATATTGATTGGTTGAAAGATGAAACTGAGAAATTTTGTCAAGATAAAGCAATATATAATGCTGTTATGGATTCAATTCACATATTAGAACCGGAAGGTAAACGTGAAACTAGAGATAGAGGAGAGATTCCAAAAATATTGTCAGATGCCCTTGCAGTATCATTCGATCCGAATGTTGGGCATGATTATTTAGAAGATTATGAAGATAGATTTGAATATTATCATGCTACAGAAGATAAAGTCAAATTTGACCTCAAGAATTTTAATTCTATAACTAAGGGTGGGTTGTCTAAGAAATCGTTGAATATTGCTCTTGCAGGAACTGGAGTCGGTAAGAGTTTGTTTATGTGTCATTGTGCAGCTGCTAATCTTGATGCTGGAAAAAATGTGTTGTATATTACATTAGAAATGGCAGAGGAGAGAATTGCACAACGTATAGATGCAAATTTGTTAGATATTGATATTAAAGATTTAGAATTATTAAGTAAAGATAAATATGACGAGAAAATAGAAAGGAAATGTAGTAAAATAATTGGAAAGTTAATTATTAAAGAATATCCTACTGCGGTTGCACATGCAGGACATTTCCGTCATTTGTTGAATGAATTGAATTTAAAAAAAGAATTTAAACCTGATATATTGTATATTGATTATATTAATATTTGTGCCTCTAGTAGGATAAAACCTAATGCTAGTGTAAATTCTTATACATACGTAAAATCAATTGCAGAAGAATTAAGAGGGTTGGCAGTTGAATATGCAATTCCAGTTATGAGTGCTACACAAACTACTAGGACTGGATTTTCTAATACAGATGTAGAAATAACTGATACATCTGAATCATTTGGATTGCCTGCTACTGCTGATTTGATGTTTGCTTTAATTGTAACTGAGGAGATGGATGAATTAAATCAGATTTTAATCAAACAACTTAAAAATAGGTATAATGATCCTACAGAATTGCGACGATTTGTAATTGGAATTGATAGATCTAAAATGCGTTTGTATGATGTTGAAGATACGGCACAGACTGATTTGCATGATAATAACAATGATGATGAACCTGAAAATGATTTTAGTGGCTGGAGGATTTAGTCAGGGAGGAAAAAATGGAAGATATACTATTAATCTACAATTTTTTTAAACGGAATGGAACAGGGAGGAAAAAATGGAAGATATACTATTAATCTACAATTTTTTTAAACGGAATGGAAACAGAATAGTACTATTGACTCTGATTTGGATTATGTTTACTTTGATGTTTGTACAAGACGTATATGGTAGGCATTATGATGAGGTAAGAATACCAAACAACGGAATAGTCAGTTTCTATGATTTTGAAGGTAGCCATACTGGTGATCTAACGATACCTGATAAAGCAGGGAAAAATAATATGAAGGTTGTTGGATTTCCTGAAATCATTGATGGTACTGCTGGAGAGGGTTGGTATTCTAATTTAGTGGAAGTGGTAGGTGCAAATGCATTCAGTTTTTTGGAAATACCCTATACACCTGAGTTCAATTCTAAATCATTTTCTATAGGATTCTA